CATCTAATCCTACACATCCTACTCACCCCCTGGAAAAAGGGGCGGACCTATTTTAGTTTGTGGGTAGTTTAAATATATGAAGACCTGCAAAAAATGCAACGAGTCGAAGGACTTGTTTGATTTCAGCGCACACCCGACAACCAAAGACAAGCTGCAGTCCTACTGCAAGTCTTGCGCTAAAAAGGCCACCCAAGATTTCTTGGGTCGCAACCCCGGGTACCACAGGAACCGATCCTATGGTTTGAGCGAGGGCGAGTATGAGGCCTTGGCGATCAAGCAGGACCACCGGTGCGCGATCTGTGACACGACCATGGTTAGACCCAACGTGGACCACGACCACAAGACCAAGGCGGTCAGGGGGCTTCTGTGCTGGCACTGCAACGTGGGCCTGGGCCACTTCTTCGATGACCGGCGGCTGCTAGGGCGTGCAATGGGTTACCTGGAACGCCATGGGAATTGACGCGCGAACACCGGTCCCAACGTCCAGGGGCTGGAAGCCGGCCCAGCTGCTGGAGGCCGGCGACACGGTGTACTCGTACGACGGGACGCCAACCAAGGTGGTGTCGGTCCAGGTTTACGACGCGCAGGAGTGCTACAAGGCCTGGGTGGAGGGCGGACTGACCCTGATCATGGACTGGAGGACCGGGATACCGGCCCTGACTGCCCGCCAGATGGACGTGCACCGGCACTGGAAGCGCATAAAGGCCAAGCACGCCCCCCTGACCATCGAGCCGGTGGGCCCCAGGCCGGCGATCGAGGAGCCCGCGCCCCGCTGGTTGATCAACTGCCAGCCGCTCAGGATGCCAAACAGGGATTTGCCCGTGGAGCCGTACTACCTGGGCCGTTGGATGTTTGAGAGAAGCCGCAAGAGGAAGGCGTCCCAGTACCAAGTCACCCGGGCCCTGATCGAGAAATACCCCACCATCCCCGACTACATACCCGACGAGTACCTTTTTGCGTCGTTTGAGCAGCGCTTGGACCTTTTGAGGGGGATTATTTCACTGCGCCCCCTCTCGTATAAGAAAAAAGTTTCTAATTTTAGCATCAGACTAAAGGATTATCGCTCATTTCGGCAGCTCCAGTGCCTGGTTGAGTCCCTGGGCATCAGGGCAATTAGCCCAAAACGAACGGGGCATAACGACTTTGAGGTGCGGTTTAAGACGGTGCTCAGACTTTTGCCCGAGCAGCCCCTGTCGAAGTCAACAATCCGGCATGAATTCCGAAAAATTCAGAAAATTGAGGGTACAACACCCAGAAAGTGTGTACACATTCAGACAACCGCCCCGGAGAACACGCTAGTGGTCAGTGAGGGGTATATGTGCGTGAGCCTATGAACGACAAACAGAGAAAAATTCTGAAAGAATTTGCAGATAAGCACCGCGGGTGGCCCAAGGAGCAGCTCGACCTTGCTTTGTGGCGGGTCAGGTGGGCCCTCACGGCCCTCCCACACCAAAAAGAGCCCGAGGACGGCGAGTACGACACCTTTTTGCTGCTCGCCGGCCGGGGATCGGGCAAGACGCACACCGCAAGCAACTGGATCGGGGAGCGCGCGGCGGTGTACGACCAAACTCGGTGGCTGGTGACGGCGCCGACCTCAAACGACATCCGCGCGACGTGCTTTGAGGGGGACTCGGGGCTGCTCAACATCATCCCCCAGTCGCTGATCAAGGACTACAACAAGTCGCTGTTCGAGCTCACGCTCAAAAACGGCAGCATGATCCGCGGAATTCCGGCGTCGGAGCCGGAGCGCTTCCGTGGTACGCAGTGGCACGGGGCGTGGATGGACGAGTTGTGCGCGTTTGAGTACATCGACGACGCGTACGACCAAATTCAGTTCACGCTGCGACTGAAGGACCCCCGCATCAAGCGGGTGCAGACGATCATCACCACGACACCCAAGCCCCTCGAGCTCATCACCGACCTCAACGAGGGCAAGGTGGGCGGCGACGTGTACGTCAGCCGCGCGAGTTCGTACGACAACCGAACAAACCTCTCCAGCACGTTCTTCAAGCAGCTAGAAACGTACGAGGGCACCGACCTGGGCCGCCAGGAGATTTATGGCGAGATTTTGGACCCTGAAAACGCGGGTATTGTCAAGCGCAAGTGGTTCAAGCTGTGGCCCGGGAACAAGCCAACACCCGACTTGGAGTACGTTTTAGCCTCGTATGACCCCGCAACCAGCGAAAAAACGCACAATGACCCCACTGCCTGTGTGGTCTTAGGTATTTTTGAGCGGCAAGACGCGGGACTGGACTGCATGCTGATGGACGCGTGGGACAACCACCTGAGCTACCCCGAGTTGCGCAGAAAGGTGAACGACGACTACAAGGAGGTCGTGTACGGCGCGGACAACACGTTTGCAAAGGGCAAAAAGACGGACCTGATCCTCATGGAGGACAAGTCGGCGGGTATTTCGCTGATCCAGGAGCTGCAGGGAGCTGGGCTGCCGGTCAGGTCGTACAACCCGGGCAGGGCCGACAAGATTCAGCGCATGAACATCGTGGCGCCGCTCATTGCCAAGGGCAAGGTGTGGGTGCCAGAGGACCCGGAGAACCCGGGCGAGGTGGCGCCGTGGGCAAAGCGCTTTATTCGGCAGGTGTGCAGCTTCCCGGAGGCAAAGGGGCACGACGACTACGTGGACGCGCTGTCTCAGGCGCTGCGCGTGCTCCGAGACTCGGGGTGGCTGGTGCTTGACCCACCCAGGGAGCGCGACGACTGGCACTCAGACGACATCGCGCGCAACAAGGTGTACAACCCCTACGCCGCGTGATTGGGCGCAATCGAGTGTCTTTATGGGTGATTGGTGATAGGAGGCCCAAGATGCAAACGTCCAGTCACGTCAAAGAGATTCGACAGTGCAACTGTCAGATGTGCAAGATGGTTCGCGCTCACGGCAAGTCGTTCTCCAAGTGGAGGAGCGTCAGGCAGGCCTACCGGAATATGTTCCTTGACATGATCAAGGGTGGTGACCCGGATAACTACAACAAAAAATTGACCGCGAGAGACTACGATGCTTAACCCAATCAAAACGCCGCAGGACATGCTGTACGAGCAGGCAGGGGTGCCTCATTTTGGCAAGGGCGGCGACGTTGTCAGCCAGTTCACCAAGCGCATCCAGGACGCGATCACCAAGTACACCCGGGCAACGGGCAAGGCACCGAGCCCCGAAGAGGTCAAGCAGCTGGAGGACCACGTCCGTGGCCTGAGCCAGCCATCCCCCCAACCCCAACAGACACAGGCGCGTCTTGCGCAACAGACGCCGTTTGCGTCCCACTTGGTCGATGAGTTCGGCCGGCCGTACCAGCCCATGATCGACCCCAAGACGGGTCGACTGACGACGCCCGAGCGTGCGCAGGGCTTCAACGTGCAGGACCCTTTCAAGACGACCCCAGTCAGCGCCAAGGCGCGCAAGTACGTCCCGGGCGCGAACGCCTTTACCCCCGATGAGTTTTTGAACCAAGCCAACACCGGACGCACGTCGACCCGCACCAACATGCGCTCGCACACACCGTCGAGTGAGGAGCTGATTGCCAAGCAGAACGCGGCCGAGGAGATCGGCGGCGACGCAGCCAAGCGCCCCCTGGAGACCTACGGCCCCACGGAGCAGCCCCGCAGCGCGTCGGAGCCGTTCGCGTCCCAGGCCTCGGCCTTCGAGCAGGTCCCAGCCGGCGACATCCGCCAAGAGATTTTGCCCGCGGTCTACCCGCGCGAGGGCGACGCCAAGAGCAAGTTTGCGGCCGAGGTCGAGCAGGCGCGTCAGAGCTTCCTGGCACGCGGCATCGAGCCCGACGAGGAAGACCTCATCAACGCGGTCATCGCCGCGCGCAACCCGATGCGCCACAACTACACGGGCGAGAACCCAATCGGCGAGCGCCCGCTGTCGGACCCGACCGCCGGCAAGGTGAGTCAGGAGATGCTGGAGTGGCGTGACCGCATGCGTGCGGCGGGGCAGCCAGAGACCCTGGCCGTCAAGCACCCGTCGGACTGGAAGCCCTCCGCGCAGCGTGAGTACCTGCTAGACACGACGCCCGACACGCGTCAGCCGTTCGCAAGGGACTGGACCCTGGAAGAGACCGTGGACCGTCGCCGCAAACAGGTGCCCAACAAGGCCGAGGGCGGCATGATGCGCAGCCCGCGCGACATGCACGCCGAGCTGCTGGTCAACGGCTACGACAAGGGCGGCATGACGAAGCCAGCGATGGAAATGTCACATGAACTGGACAACAAGATGCGACGCGCGGTTGACTACTACGACTTCGGGCCGCGCATGGACACCAGCGGCGCCACACGCATCAGCGAGTACAACCCCAGCCCGCGCGAGCGCATCGCCGAGTTGGGTCAGGGGCTTCTGGAAAAGGTCGGCATTCGTCGTCCGATTGCACGACGCGCGTCGCAAACAGTTGTTGGCGGCCCGTCGAGCGCACTACCCGGTGGGTTCGGCGTGCTAGACGCAGCGTCGATGTTTTCTCCGGGTGCAGCCATGGCTGTGGCCCCCATGTACGCAGCAGAGACCGGGCACAGCGTCGGTAAAGGCGAGCCTGTAGAAGCTGTGTTCAACGCCCTCGGCACGTTGCCGGCAGTACATTTTTTGCGACGTTAAAACAATATGGCACAACAACCTATGATTCCCCTCCAGCAGGGTGGTAACCTAAGCGCGCTGTCGTTCGCACTGAACGATGACGACGAGGCGGACAAGGATAAAGAGACCGAGGCCCTGGCAGAGGCCCTCGACATGGACGTCGACGAAATCTCCGACGAGATCATCGAGCTGGAAGACGGCTCGGTCGTCGTGAACCTGGAGAAGACGGCAAAGCCGTCCCAGGACCCGGACTTCTACGCGAACTTGGCAGAGGAGTTGGAGAACGGCGTCCTCGACAACTTGGCGTATGAGTACCTGGACCTGATCGAGGTCGACCGTGAGTCGCGCAAACAGCGCGACAAGCAGTACGAGGAGGGCATTCGCCGCACCGGCATGGGCAACGACGCCCCCGGTGGCGCCAACTTTGACGGCGCGTCGCGCGTGGTGCACCCCATCATGGCGGAAGCCTGCGTTGACTTTGCAGCCAACGCCTCGCGTGAGTTGCTGCCCCCCGACGGTCTGGTGAAGACCAACATCAAGGGCCCGGGCAACCCGACCAAGCTGGCAACTGCGATGCGCAAGGCCAACTTCCTGAACTGGCAGCTGACCGACCAGATCGAAGAGTACCGCGACGAGATGGAGCAGCTGTTGACCCAGCTGCCCCTGGGTGGCAGCCAGTACCTCAAGTGGCGCATGGACAAGGACCTGAACCGTCCGGTGCCCGAGTGGATTCCGATTGATAACCTGTTGCTGCCGTTTGCCAGCACAAACTTCTACTCGTCCGCGCGCGTCACCGAAATTCAGAACATTACGCAGGATATGTTCGAGATGCGCGTCGAGAGCGGCGAGTACCGCGACATTGACATCTACAAGGCCGAGCTGGACCCCGAGTATACGAGCAACACCAAGAAGGCAAACGACAAGGTCGAGGGCATCTCCGAGCCCGCCAAGAACGTTGACGGCCTGCGCTGTGTGTACGAGGTAACCTGTTTCCTGCGCCTGGAGGACGACCCCCTGACCATGGGCGCGCGTGCGCCGTACATTATGGCGATCGACGAGCTCTCAGGCAAGGTGGTCTCGCTGTACCGCAACTGGGAGTCGGGCGACTCCAAGCGCCGCAAGCTGGACTGGATCGTCGAGTACAAGTTCATCCCCTGGCGCGGCGCCTACGCGATTGGCATGCCCCAGTTGATCGGCGGGCTCTCAGCCGCGCTGACCGGCGCGCTGCGTGCGCTGATGGACGCGGCGCACATCAACAACAGCCAGACCCTGCTCAAACTCAAGGGCGGGCGCATCGGCGGCCAGACGGACCGCATCGAGCCGACCCAGGTGGTCGAGATCGAGGGCAGCCCGGGCGTGGACGACGTGCGCAAGCTGGCGATGCCGATGCCGTTCAACCCGCCCTCCACCACGCTGTTCCAGCTGCTGGGCTGGCTGACCGAGGCCGCCAAAGGTGTGGTCAAGACCAGCGAGGGCCGACTGGCCGACGCAAACAGCAACGCACCGGTGGGCACGACCCAGGCGCTGATCGAGCAGGGCTCGAAGGTGTTCTCCAGCATTCACGCCCGACTGCACCGCAGTCAGGCCAAGAGCCTGCAGATTCTTTCGCGCCTGAACTGCTGGTACCTGGAGGACATGGACAACCAGTCCGGCGAAGAGATTGCGGTCGAGGACTTCGAGAGCAACTCGGACGTGCGCCCGGTCTCCGACCCCAACATCTTCAGCGAGACCCAGCGCCTGACCCAGGCACAGTCTGTGCTGCAGCTGGCCGGCACCGCGCCCCAGCTGTACGACCTGCGCAAGGCGCACCTGCGCATGTTGAAGCTGATGAAGGTGCCCGACATTGACGAAGTGCTGCCCGACCCGAAGGGTTCGCAGGAAAGCAACCCGGCGCTGGAGAACGTGCAGATGACCATGGGCTCGCCCGCGGCGGCGTTCCCGGACCAGGAGCACCTGGAGCACATCAAGGTGCACTTGGCCTACATGATGGACCCAGCGTACGGCAGCAGCCCGATCATTGGCCCGAAGCTGACCCCACTGATGCTGGAGCACCTGAAGCAACACCTGACGCTGCACTACCTGCAGTCGATGCGCGGCTACGTGTCCCAGGCAGCCGGCGGCGAGGACGCGTTCAAGCTCAACGAGGAGCGCAGGATCGACCCCGAGGCCCAACAGGCCTTGGCTGCCGCCGCCCAGTTGGTTGCGCAGGACTCGCAAAACGAGTTCCAGCCGATCAACCCGATCATCAACGACTTGGTGCAGAAGATGCAGCAGGCCCAGCAGGCCCAGATGCAGCAGATGGCGATGGCGCAAGACCCCGCGGCGGGCGTGCTGATGCAGACCCAGATGGCAGAGACCAAGCGCCGCGAGAGCGAGATGCAGGGCAAGTTTGCGCTGGAGAAGGCGAAGCTGCAGGCCCAGATGGCCGACAAGGTGCGCGACCTGGAGGCCAAGATGGCCGAGATGTCCGCCAAGATGCAGCTGGAGCAGGAACTCACCGACCAGGACAACGCGATCAAGATTGCGCTGGCAGACATCAACAACGCGTCCAAAGAGCGTGTCGCGTCGATCACCGCACAGACCCAGCTGAACAACATGCAGCTGCAACAGCAGCACGCACAGAACCAGACGGCCCTTGAGGCAGAGGCACAGGCCCACGCAGACCTGCGCAAGCACGGACTGGATGAGGTCCGCGCCGAGCAAGAGCGTGCACACCAAGCAACCCTGCAGGCGCAACAGCAGTTCGCGCAGGCACAACAACAAGCAACTCAACAGTCGCACGAGGCAGGCATGCAGGCGACACAACCCCAACCTACCACTGGAGAATAACAATGGCTTCCCAAATTCAAGACATGGGTTTTCGCAAGAACTACAAGGTGACCGGCAAGCCCGGTTACGCAGGCGGCCCCGGCTCGCCCGTTGAGACCGGCCCCTCTGGCTCCAAGCAAGCCAACAACGCGCCCCGCGCGCTGGCACAGGTGCCC